TGAATGAGGTTAAGCCTGTACCGCCGTAAGCGGTCGTCAAAGCGTTTGTCAGGTTTAAAGTGTTGGCTGTTAATGTAGTTCCATTAAACGTCAGCGCAGAACCCGTAGTAAGCACCTTAGAGCCGTTTAAATAGGCTACACCGTTGGCTGTGCCCGCCGACAAAGTGATGTTGCCGTTGCTCAGGGTAAAGTTGCCCGAAGTGTCCAGTTGCGCTTGCTGACTTCCGTTTGTGTAAAACGACAACGGTAAATACGTTCCCGTCCCGTTAATGCCAGACACCAATTGCACATCGGTTGAGCCGTTTGTGGCAATTAAAATCTTGGATGCGTTGGTGGGGTTGCTGTTGTTGAATGCCTGCCAAGAAGCAGCCGTACTGGTGCCGTTAGGCAAGGCATAAATGCCCGTCGTAGCATTGGTTGTACTGGTTTGGAAAGATGTACGGTTAGCAAACGTAGCGTTACTAAAGTCGCCTTGGAACAAGGCGCCGACACCAGCGGCGCCCAAGCCCAAAACCGTACCTGTGAAAGTCAGGTTAGCCGAGTCTTGGAGTAAACCGCCAGTACCGGCATAAGTCACCCGACCGGAAGTCAGGCTCGTATCCGTGATGGAACTAAACGTCGCAACACCGTTTGTATTGCTGATCTTTACAAAGTCACCGGCAACGCTGTTCCAGAAGATAATGGCTTTTTCGCCGTTGACAATCGTGACACCAGTAGTGGGTCCGGTAACGCCACGAACGATAATTGAGTAGCCGCCGCTTGTAGAGTTGTTGACCACAAACATCTTGCTTGAGTTAGGAGCATTGATGTATCTGTTCGCAGTGCGAGCTCCTGTACACAGCAAGTGCATGTACTGAGCCGTAGTTGAGTTAGGAGAGGCAACAAGGTTTGAGCCAGCGCTGCTGCCGTTTGTGATGGACAGCGTGATGTCCAAGTCGTTCGTGATGTTGTTTGTACCAGCTATTGCAACGTCAACATAGACAGTGATACCGTTGTTAACATCATCGCCCCAGGTACCAGATTCTGTGCCGGTTACTGGTTCAGCTAAACCCAAAAGTGTGGTGTAGTTAATAGTCATCTTATTTCCTATTGTGTGGGTACGGGCACCCAACTTGGAGAATCAACATCAGACACTGCCGTCCATGAAGGTGAATCTGGGTTCGCAACGTTAGTCCAGTTTGGTGTCTGCGCCGTGTTTACGCTTGACCAGCCAGGGCTTTCGGCATCATTGATATTTTGCCACGAAGGAGTCTGATTGTCATTGACTAAACTCCAATAACTAATCGCCAAAGTCTGGACCGTTCCAGCAGCTCCGACCCCTATTAACTGAGCAGTTCTGCCGCCCATCGTGACAGAACCAACCAGTCCATTTGCACCAACGCCAGTCAGCGCAACCGTGACATTTGAAGAAAGGTTTCCTACTTGACCATTGGCGACAACCGGACCAAGAGGAACAGACATTGCCCCAACCTGACCGGTAGCGTTATTGCCTGTAATGCCTAATTGAGTATTTGGAGATACAGTTCCAACTTGACCCGTTGTACCAACGCCGGTCAAAGCAATCGTTAAGCTGGTTCCAACCGATCCTACGGAGCCTATAGCTACGTTACCAATATCCCCGTCTGTGTTGTTAGCCACCAATTGACCAACAGACCCGGAAGTAGAAACACCGGTGATACTTTGTGTTTGTGAGCTGGTAACCGATCCGGTAAACCCGTTTGCCAGCACACCAGACAAAGCGGCTGCATTACTGACGGAGACAGATCCAACCGATCCAGAAGCTCCAACGCCAGTCAGGGCAATTGTGATGTTGACCGTTTGAGAACCAACCGCACCGCTTGCGCCAACACCAGTTAAGCTGATCGTTACATTAGAGGTGACAGTGCCGACGTTACCGCTTGCTGCAACGCCGGAAAGGCTATCGGTATCCTGCTCTGAGACAGTTCCGACATTACCAGTTGCTCCAACACCAGTCAGAGCAATCGTGATATTGGGAGAGGCAGTTCCTACTGCTCCAGAGGCGGGGTCACCAGTTAATGGGGTACTACCAAATCCCCATACACCGCTGCCCCAAGCGCCACTGCCCCACCCGGACATAAATCACCTATTAGGTGGTAGACAAGCGCAGCAAAGCAGTTGTCGTAGTGTTAGAAGGCATGGTCAAAGTAAACGTGCCAGCAGTGATGGTTTGCGCACCGAACGTGTGAACGCTGACAGCAGCATTGCTCTGAGTTGAGTTATAGATCAACACAGTGTCAAAAGCCGTGGTCAAAGTCACGCCCGAATAAACCAAGTTACCCGATGGAGTCCAATAACCCACACCTGCTGTAGGCGATGAGTTGGTGGACGTAGGCGCAGTAGCGTTAGTCACCGCAATACCGCCAGCCGTATAGCCGGTACCCGATACCTCATTGGTAGCAGAGTAAGCCGTAGTGGCAGCGTTAATGGTGGCCGTAGTTACGTACAAAGCTGCTTTAAAGGTGTCGGCAGCAGTCGTTCCACGGGTGGGCGCAGTGCCAAAGTTATGAGTCGCAGTCAATAACTGGCCCAAAAAAGAAGTGCACATTGATTGAGTGTTGGAAATGATAGTTCCTTTCGTGGGCTATGCCCATCTTAAGTTTGTGCTTGATAACCGCGATTGTTATTGCGGATAAAACTTATATGCCCTTGAGTAACACCAAGAATTTCTGCAATTTCCCTCTGCAATCCCTTGGCAGTTCTTGCAAATTCTACTTGCTCATTGGTTAATTTTGCTCGTCCATGCAATTCTCCAACACGCATTCTCATCTTTTGTTTTGCATCTTGCATGTTTTCTTTTCTTGTTCCAAGCTTTAAATGCTCTGGATTTACGCAAGCAGGCGTGTCGCATGAATGCATCACATCTCTTGTGTCAAGAGGACCATTAAAAAGTCTAAAAGATGCCCGGTGCGCAAGCTCATTTTTTGCTGGAGTCCTAAAAAGACCATATCCATTTTTCATGCGGTAAGCAGACCAAAGCCAGCAGCCATTCTCGGCTTTATGTATTTTTGACATAAAGCGTTCAACTTCCGACATTTTTTGCTTAGCCGCCACGGTAGGCTCCTTAAGCTATTGATGCGGCAACTAAATCCGCAAAGGGTGATTTCTTTAGGGTCACATGAACAGACCGATGCACCAGCTCAGAGTCTTTCCAATACTCAACCCAAGTGGTTAACTCGTTGTCATCTTCAAACGTTCCATCCTTGCGCTCAAGCAAAGAGTCGTCCATATCGCCGTAAGTGGTTGTGACAATCATCAAGCGCTCCTGATCAAAGCAGTGTTGTATGCATTAGCTGGCATGGTCACCGTGAATGTATTTGAGCAGCTCTTGTCTGATCCAAAGTCAATCACAGCAATCGAAGCATTGCTAGCCGTGCGATCATAGATCAAAGCACAGCGTGCCGTAAATGCAGCAGGGTTCCATACAACGTTATTCCAGTTGATATAGGCTACGCCACTGTTAGCATTAAAGTTAATGCTGATCCCAGTCATCAGTTTCCCGCCAGCCGTATAGCCAGTTCCAACAACTTCATTGACTGAGCTGTAAGCAGTCGTTGCCAGATTCAAGGTGGCATTGCTCGTATACAGCGCCATGTAGATGGAATCTGAAGACAAGTTAAAAACACCACCCGTATACAGCTGGTACTTAAAACTTGTGGTTTGACCTTGGACTATGCTCATGGTACGGGTTGAATCCTAGTTTGACCAGAACGATAAGCATCCTGGCGGTCCATACCATCGCCCAGCCGCTTAGCAATTGCCAATGCTTCTTTGTACTTGTTATCGTAAAAAGCGATCAAATCTTTATCGCCTTTTTGATAAGTGTAGGCTTCAACTAAAGTCCCGTACAAAAGCACAGAATCAAAGTTGTTACCCAGCCAAGACTGACCGACTGCGTTTGTAATCGTTGACACTGGCACTGTAAAACCAACACCAGAATTACCCAAGTATGTATTGGCAACCGTCAAGGAATCACCAGCCACATAGCCAGTTCCGCCTGAAGTAATTGTTGCTGAAGTAACGACACCAGCCGTTACTACGATGTTTGCATAGGCACTTGTACCCGTTCCGCCAGACAAGGGAACGTTGTAGTAAGTGCCGCTCGCATACCCAGAGCCGCCATTGGTAATTGCTCCAAGAGCCGTGATAGGCGCTTGAATAATGGAGTCTGGATAAAAGAAATAGTGCAGCTCTGCGTTGTAGTTCTGATCCGGCGTAGGACCGACCATGAACGCCAGATACAAAGGAGCCGAGCTCTGCGGACCAAACAAAGCATAGTGCCTTGGCAAATTTTGATAACTTGAAGTTGGATAGCACTCACGAATAAAGTTCACGTCTTTATTCAAAAGATACAAGTAATCCGTCTGGAAAACTACCAGACCAGATACCGCCCCAATGTTGTACTGAGACAAAGTTATCGTTGTTCCAGAAACACTCAAAACCTTGCACTGGTTGCCGATATTCGTACCGGAGACAGACTGACCAGCAAAGATGCCCGTGTTAGAAGCAACAGTGATTGTGTTTGTACTTACAGTTCCTGTGGCTGTGGTACTTACACTTGAGTAAACCGCCAATGAATAAGGAGCAAGAAAATCATTGGGGCAAGCCAAGTAGGAATTACCGGCAGTCAATACGCCAGTCACGTTCTTACGCAATGACGGAAACTGAACAGAGTTAAATACCCTCTGCTCAGCTTGCGTGATAAACGTATTGATGTTAACCGTCTGGAACGTGTATTCCAGATACGAGTTAACTTCAGTGACTAGCTGGCTGTAATTCATGCCATCGGACCCCGAGCATAAACACCGCGCTCAGCTGCACCCGTGCCGCGAATGCGAGTCTTGCCTTCAGGCACTACAGCATTGCCGGTGTTTGAATCTTTGTCTGGATCAATACCCAGCGTATCACGCATGTGCAAAGGAGCCCCATCCATGCGATGAGGCTTTGCATACTTGGCTGCGGGTTCGTTATGAACAACACGGGGTTTAACGATAGCCGGACTATTCTTTTTAGTCGGCTTGACAATTTTAGCTGTAGCCATATTAGCCTCCGCGCTGATAGCCAGCCCGAGCCAAATTGCGGCCAACAGACTTCATGCTATCTTGGTTAACACCAGCAATACCGCCCTTAGCGTAGTGCTTGATCTTGCCGCCTTTTTTGAGCTTGCTCAGATCGGTTTTCTTGTGCTCATGCAGCTGCTTGTCGTGCATACCAAAAGCTTTTTTAATCAGCTTTTTGTCTTCTTTGATGTCATCGTGTTTAGCCATCATTAGCTCCTTTAGGATGTGGAAATTGTAACTTGACCCACAGAAGTTGTGGAGATTAAATTGTTTGGCGTTAACACGGAATCAAACTGTGAAGCTCCGCCAATCGGGTTCCATCCCCACTGAATATCCCTTGAGCCACCAGAAGGCAAACCAAGCGCATTCAATCCAGAAGTTACATAAGTAATGTCAGGTCTTGGCTGACGCACCGCTTGAGGATCATCAACCGGATACATGCCCAATTGCAACTGCGGCTGATCTGGGTCCCAGCATTCTGGGCAAACTTTCAGCTGATAGAGCTTGGTCTTAATGACCTCCATCTTCAGCTGCTTGAGCTTATACCGCTGACCGCATCTATCGCACTCAGCAATTGAATACTTGCCTGATGCAAATCTGTTGCCCATTTAGACCCCGCCACTACCCAAGAATTGCTGGCGCGGAACAAATCTAATAGCTGCTTTTTCCCTGTCCTCACCAGCAGCCAAATCAAACTGTTCGTCGTAAGCCGCCTTGAGCATCTGAACCCGAGGCATTAGCTCCGGCACTTTCATGGAAATTTGGTACGCCAAACCTGCAGCCACTGCTGGCAAGAAACGGAAGTTCATGTCTTGTACATTCGGGCCTTGCCCTGCATCCTGCACACGACGTAAGCGCCAATACGCAAACGTATATGTAGTGGATGAATCTGGTGTGGGCCATACAGTGATTGCCGGTAGTTTAGGAACATAGACCGCAGCGCCAAGCGAGTATGCCGATGCGGTTGTGTTTGCCTGCCCCCTAAAGCAGTTCTGTAAGGTATTACCAGAGATGTACGAGTAATAAATGATCTCACCGCTTGTAGAGCCAAGCTGGATATAGCCGTTAGCAGCCAATCCAACCGTGCTTGAAAGCGTGATAACCGTATCCGTAGGGGCTACCGCAGCAGCCGCCTGAATTGTTGTCGTAGATGTCTCGCCAGACATCCGTTGCACCCAAACCTGAATAGGGCGAGCCTGAGTCAGCTTGTTTGGAATCGTCGCATAGGTAGAAACACTAATACGAGTAATCGTCAAGTCAGATTGGTTGGAAGTGCTATTTGCGTTTGTGCGAATGACGTGATCTAACAGGTCAATCGTATCGGTTGGCAAAGGGTATGTGTTCAATCCTGGCGTCAAGGTAATCACACCCTGATCAATTGTCCACATGTTGATACCACGGTTTTGCCACTCGATGGTCATCAAATTCATTGACCTGCGTGCTGTACGCAAGTCATATCCGCTACGCATTTCACGACCAGCTCTCTCCCATGCCTCCTCTGCTATTTCAGCA